TCAAAGATGACCTAGCAAGACCTAGTCGTTTTGATGTAAACATACCAATTCCATTGACTTTGATACCTTATGTTTCGACCGCAAGAAATTTGACATATCGTTGTGAGTCAACAAATCTACCAGGTCGCCAACTTGCAACAATGGAACAAAAGAATTATGGTCCGGTCGAAAGTTATCCATACGCAACAACCTTTAATGACATTGACATGACCTTTTTGGTTGATGCCGACATGAACCAAAAACTATTCTTTGATGCATGGTTACAATACATCAATCCATTACACAATAATAATTACAGATACAAAGGTGATTATAGTACAACACTGAGAATAAATCAGTATGACCAAACAAACGAATTGACATATTCTGTCGATTTGTTTGAAGCATTTCCAATTTCAATAAACCAGATGGACTTAGACTGGTCTTCTGATGGTGTACATAAACTGGTCGTTACATTCAATTACACATATTGGAAAAACAACAGTCTACAAGCTCTTGGTATGGAACTTGTCGATGCTGGTTTGGATTCTGTTGTGAATTCTATTGGTGGTCTTGGTGGCACTGGTGTAGGTGTCATTAACGATGCATTGAATGTTGTACCAAAAGATATTAGTTTGAATTTTAATAAATGATATGAGGAGTTATTATGGCTTTACCAAAACTTGAAGTGCCAACTTATGAACTTGAATTGCCGCTTTCTAAAAAGAAAATTAAATACAGACCATTTTTGGTCAAAGAACAAAAATCGTTGTTAATGGCCATGGAATCTGGTGATTCCGCATCAATACAACATACAGTCAGTGAAATTATACAAGTTTGTACATTGTCTGAAGATTTTGACATGAACAAATTGCCAATTTTGGACATAGAATATTATTTTTTGAACCTCAGAGCAAAATCTGTTGGTGAAATATCAGAATCGAAGTACCGTTGTAATAATGAAGTTGATGGTGTTGTTTGTAACAATACGATGGAATCGAAAATTGGTTTGACTGATATTAAACCACACACAGATGTTCTTGTTGATCCTGAAATTCAGTTAAGTGATAAGATTTCTGTAAAAATGAAATACCCAGAGTTTGGTATTATGAGAGATTCTATTGAACTTACTAATGTGACTGAATTGGCATTCAAGTTAATTGCTAATTGTGTGGAGTACATTTATGACGGTGAACAGTTTTACTATTCACACGAAACCACACAGGAAGAACTACAACAGTTTGTTGAATCTTTGAACCAAGAACAATTTGAAAAACTGGAAAACTACTTCAACAACTTACCTAGATTGAAACATAAGGTAGAAATGAAGTGTTCAAAGTGTGGTTTTGACCACGCATTTGATGTGGAGGGACTTGAAAGTTTTTTCGGATAATACTTCGTTATGATGATTTAAGAAATTATTACAAGACTAACTTTTCATTGATGCAGCACCATAAGTATAGTCTTACTGAACTTGAAAATATGATTCCTTGGGAGAGGGACATATATGTTGCCATGTTAATACAGTATATTGAAGAAGAAAATAATAAAATCAGAGAACTTCAAAGAAAATAATGGCAGAAATATCAGAAAACACAAAAGAAAAGTCTAAAAACATGTTAAGCTTGTTCAATCGTTCAAACGATGTGGATAAACTCAAGCCTACGGCCTCAAGTTCTGATGTGTTAAATGGAATTTATCGTTTGATGGTACAGATTGATACTGACGATAAACTTCAACAACAAATGAAGTTCAACAAAAGAGAAGAAGAAATTGCTGAACAAAACAGACGACATGATGAAATTATATCTGCTCTAACCACAAGCAAACAAGAAATACCAAAAAAAGAAAAAGAAAAGTTGCCATCAAAAAATGATGGCAAAAAAGCTGCCGAAAAAATATTAAAAGACAAAAAGATTGAACCTAAGATTGATAAAGGCGCACAACCACCAGATAAATTACCAAAAGAACAAACTGGTGTACTTTCTAATTTTCCGACAGTACCAAAAACCATAGGTAAACCAACATCCACAACAGGTGCAGGAACTACAGCTGCAAAAATAGGCACAGGAGTCGCCATAACTGGTCTTGGTGCAGCAGGAATATCAATCTTTGGTGAGACTGGCGCAAAAAATCCTTCACAGGCCATGAAAAAAGGTGGTCAAATTGTACCGAATGATCCAGAACCTGGACATTTCTCTTATGGTATTTTTGGTATGAATACCAAATCAGGTACAATTCACAAATTTGTTGCACAAAATCCACAGTTTGGACTAACAAGCAAACCAGGAACGAAAAGTTTTGATGACCAATGGAAAGAATTGGCAGAAAAACGACCAAAAGAATTGTATGAGGCACAATTAAAATGGCACCAAGAAAGCATAATTAATCCGCTGAAGAAAGACCTTTCCAACCTACCTGCTCAAATAGCAAATGATTCTAGAGTTCTTGCGTATCTTGCTGACAGGCGAGTTCAATATGGTGGTGTGATGGAAAAACAAGCCCTCAGTTATTCTTCTACAGCTAAAGATGGTACAGAATTCATCAACATGATGACTGAATTTGATTTGGCAAACATCGGCAAAGCCTTCAAGACAGCTCTATCAAATAATCCAGGAATTGAACTTGGATTAAGAAATCGTGTTGAAAGAAGAAGAATGCTTGCCATGCAAATAGAATCTGAAACAGGTACAAAACTAAATCAATCATCAACAGAAAATAAAAATTTGCGTGACTCGTTAGAAAAAGACTTGCCTGCTGCACAAAAAGTAAATAATACGAATGTGAACTCCAATACTTCTAAACAAATAGATAGTAAAACCCAAGAAGATGATAGGTCAGCCTACGAAAGAAAGAAAAATATTCGATGACTATTACATATCAACAAGCCAAACGAATTAGAAAATCTTCGTTAACAGGTCTTATTGCGGACCAACTGCAATATGAAAGAAAGATTGGTACTGCTGTTAAAAAGGCAATATCACTTAAAACACGTGGAACGATTATGGGTTTGACCCAGAAATTTGATCCATTGAATATTGCAAAGATATTGACATTTGGTTCTTCTTTGGGTCCTGCCATTCTTGGCCACTTAACAAAACGTGATGCACGTGACATACAGTATTTCACTGGTCGTTTGAAACCAATTAGAGAATCTAAGGGTCGTGTTGAAAAAATTGGTAGAGGTGGTGATATGGGTGATGTAACATCCAGTCCCGTACTTCAACAAATATATGCCCACTTATTAAAAACACGTGATGAAAACAAACAACGTGCTCAGATACAAATGAATTATGAGGAAGAATATAAAATTGAATCTGAACGCCGCCATAAAGAATTGTTGGAAGTTTTGAGTGGTTTGAGTGGCAAAACAATAACTGTAACAAAGATAACAAAAACAGAAGGTAATGTTGTCGGTGGATTTTTGGACAAAATACGTGATATGATTGGTGGTGCAGTGAATGGTTTAAAAACAATGGTAGAAACATTGTTTCAAAACTTTGCAAAATGGGTCACTAAGAGTTTGGAAGTATTGACAAAATCACTGAGCACTTTAGTTAGATTGGCTGTTGCTCCATTAAGGTTGTTACTAGGCAATCCTATTGTTTTAGGTGCGTTAGCAGCATTGGCTGGCGCATATGCCATCAAAGGGTTTAGAGAATCTGAAACTGGTCTGAAAACAAATATTGCCAGATTGGATCGTTACATACCACAAAAACAATATGAATTGGATAGAGAAATTAGATTGTTTGGTGAAAACAGTCCAAAGGTTGCACCTAAGCGTGAAGCCTTACAAAAACTTATGGATGAACGTAAGGGTTACCAACAAAAACTGGATGACTTAGGTTCAGCAGAAAGCAAAGAGAAGGAAACAACGTCTGTTTTTGATAAATTTAAATCCATGTTTACTGGTGATTATGATAAAATGTTTGAAAAAACAGATTTCAAAGTTGATATGCCAAATTTGAGTTTTCCGAGCCTTGAATCACCTGCTCCTGCACCAGAACGTGTGCAACCTACACCAATATCCGAAATGACAAAAGATAGAGCACAAACAGCACGTGCGGATTTTGCAAAGGTTGATCCACGCCTTAAAATTGTCACTGGTGAAATGGACACCAAAGGTAATATGTTGAATCGTGTAACAAACGAAAACATACAAAACAAATTGGAAACGAAAACTGCTCCACCAGAACCAGTGGTCAATAACACAAATATCAATAAGACCTCAGAAACAACAACAATTAAAAAGAATTTGCCGAATGTTCGTAATAGTGAGGCAACATTCCAGAGAATGATATTTGATTCGACAAGAGTTGTCTAACCAATAAAAAACCCCGCACTAGGCGGGGTTAAACGGTTCACAACAACAGTTTAATCTTCAGCTAACTTTGAGAAGTATGCCATGTCATCATCTTCTGATGATTGTGGTTCCCAAGGTGCATCATCAGCAGCAACTTTAGTCTTTGGCGCAGCAGCCTTGATTGTTTCAACAGTAGTCTTAGGCATTTCAGAAGCACCCAAAACTTTCTCTAAACGAGCCTTCAAGTCATCATATGATTTGAATTCTTTGTCCTCTGTCAATACTGACAATGAGT